ATTTGAAATGTAAAACTATGGATTATTTGCCGTGTATGATTTATATGATGAAACAAGTTGAAAATGATGATGAAAGTGTTAATAATGTGTTTCCATTGCGAAGTGAAATTACACCAAAGTATATACGATTAGATACAACTACATTAGTTAATCTATTGTTGAGAAAAGAACACGGAACAAAAGGGTTTTTCAAAACAAAAGGGGAACTGAAAAAAAATGAAGATAAGATATGGAAGTTCTTTTTTAGAACGGAGCGAAAAATGTTTCATAAAACAGGTTTTTCGTTTCATCATATGGTTTCCACAGATGGAATTGGATTGAGTATTTTATTTTTACGAGATGATTTAGTTGGTAAGAAATTACCTATGATGAAGAAGGGAATATCAAAAGAATTGTATATTGATGAATTAGATGATTATTCCAAATTGCAAAATAAGAAAGTTATAGGGATTGACCCTGGAAAGGAAGATTTGATTTATTGTGTAGATGATGCTTCCAAAGATGCAAATATTTTTCGGTATTCACAAAACCAACGCAGAAAAGAAACCAAAATAAAAAAATACAATAATATTATTTTGGGTATGAAAACCAATAAGATAGAAGGGAAAACCATTATAGAATATGAAACCGAACTATCACATTTCAATCGTAAATCACTACAAATTACCAAGTTTAAAGAATATCTACAAGAAAAAAATAGAATAAATCATATATTATTTAGATTTTATCGTAAGGAATTATTCCGTAAGTTGAAGTTTGGTAAATATATCAATATCAAGCGAAACGAGCAAAAAATGATTAGCGACTTCAAAAAAACATATGGTAATCCTGAAAATGTGGTTATTTGTATAGGTGATTGGGAACAACGAAAACAAATGAAATATAAAGAACCTACATTAGGAAATGGAATAAGAACTTTATTTAGAAAAAATAACTATAATGTGTTTTTAGTAGATGAGTTTAGAAGTTCCTGTAAATGTTCCAAATGCGATGGAGGGATATGTGAAAAGTTTATGGTGCGAGAACACCCAAACAAAAAGAAAAATAAGGACGAATTGCGATTAATTCACGGACTACTACATTGTAAGAATGGTTGTGGGTCGTGGAATAGGGACCGCAATGGTTCGTCTAATATCTACAAAATAGCAAAGAACGCAATAAATAACATAGACAGACCAAGTTATTTATGTAGAGAAACAAGTAATCAAAGCACTTCAACGAGTGTTTATAATCAAACTTTACGCAGGTATGAAAAGACCTAACTTTGAACCTCTTTTTTATGGGATTTTGTCCCATTTTAAATGTCCGAAGGTGTAAAACAAGATAAGATGGATGTTAACTAATGTTATAAAAAATAATTAATCTGTATGATTTTTAATTATTTTTCAAAAATTTTTAATTTAAATAATGATGATATTTTTTAGTAGATGTTGGTCTCCCTAAATGTGTCGCTAATTTAGTTACTGTACGCGATGCCAGCCATGCCAGACATCACACGGAGCACATTGTAGTTAACAGCGTACACTCTGACCTTGGCGGTGTTGGTGCCGGAGACGGTGTTGGAGGAAAGGACAAGCTGGAGGACAGCGTTATCGATGCGGGAGAAGTTGCAACTTCCAGAAGGCTGGTGCTCCTCAGGGCGGAGGGCGAAGGAGTACACGTTGATACCGGCGTCAGGGGCGCGGGTATGGTGCTGGAAGGGCTGGACAGTGTCGAAGTAGGAACCCTCACGCTCGGAGAAGCGGTCCTGGCCGTTAAGCTGAAGCTTGGCGGTCACAACGGGGTTCTCACCCCAGCAATGCATGTCGAGGGCGGTCTCAGCAAGCACGAAGGTGCCGGCATCAGAGAGAGCAGAGCCAAGAGTGGCGGCATCAATACCGGACACATCGGCGGCCTCGTTCATCTGGAACACACCACCAGAGATCACACCGTTAGCGCCAGAGGTGGCGTTATCACCACCGAAGGCGTGGACGGCGTTGGGAAGAGCATCAATGGCATCAGTGTAGTTGAAGGGCTGGGCACCAAGGGTCTTGTACAGGGTAGCGCCGCTCTCCAGGGAAGAGCAGTAGTCGACGTTAGCATCGGGCTGCACAACCCACACAAGCTCCTTACAGGGGTGGTTGAAGTTGAGCTTGATCTTGTTGGAAGAAGAACCAACAGACTCGTCACCAGTGAACTGAACCTGCTCGATCAGATACTCGTGGGGGTTCTGGGCCATCTTGCGACGCTCATCGGTATCAAGGAAGATGTAGTCCACGTACAGAGAAGCGGCAACCAGAGACTGCTGGTAGGCAGCAGACACAGACTTGGACACACCAGCGGCACCACCCTCAAGGGCAGAAACGGCCCAGAGGCACTCACCGATGGGGCGGAAATCGATGTTGATCTTCACCTCGTGGTATTGCAGAGCAATGAGGGGAAGAGCAAGTCCGGGGTTGCGGCAGTACCAGAACTGAAGGGGCACGTAAAGGGTGGTCTCGGGGAGGGCGTTGCGGGGAGCGCACACCTGAGAAGGGGCAGAAGTGGAGGCACAGGGACCAGACACAGCGGCGAAGGTGGGGTCGGTGATGTAGGTAAGCTGGGTGGTGTTACCGATCATCTTGTAGTAGCCAGACTGCTGCTCCTTGGAGAGGGTCAGCTGGTTCCAGATGTGCATCCAGTCACCGTATTGGCGATCGATGCGCTGGCCACCAACCTCAATCTCCACCTGGGCGATGAGCTGCTCGCCGATGAAATCTAACCAACGGGCGTACACGTCACCGGAGCCGACGGCCTGGTTGATCTCGGGGAGAGTCACCTGAAGGTAGGTGCGGTAGGCAAGATCACCATTACGGGAGATGGTGCAGGTCACGCGACGGCCGAAGTCGGCCTGTCCGGAGAAGGTCTGCTCGACAGACTCCATAGCGAAGTTAGTATGGCGTCTGTAAGACACCTTCCAGAAAGTGATTTCGGGGGTTCCAGTTAGGAACACGTCTTGGGCGCCATAGGCGACAAGTTGCATAAGTCCTCCAGCCATTTTGGATTATATATATACTATTGTAAAGAAAATAATTCTAGACAAATAGACACATTTAATTAATTTAATTACTCTCTTGCATTTTCCTAAATTATATTTCTCCTCCACACCACAATAGTAGTTTCATTCAAAAAAAATACAATCAACACTGCGTACCATACATTTTAGGGGGTTTGTATTTTACAACTGTAAGCATAATACATCACATGTGTAAATTAAAATTTTCGGCTAAAATATGTGTATACGACAACTGAAAGAAAATGGGGAAAAATTTGTGTATACGACAACTGAAAGAAAATGGGGAAAAATTGTGCTTAAAAGGTATTATATTGCGCGATTATCGAACAGCGAATTGTCGGTCGAATTACTTACTATAAAGCGTTCTAAATAATTCTCTTCAAATATTTCTCGTTTGTTTTCATGTTTTTTTGTAAAAATATATTTGTCTTGCTGTTTCTTCACTGACCACCCCTTTTCCAAAGCATTCATTAAAAACATCATTTTTTGAAATTGTGCCTTTTCTATTTTTATTTCATTCGGTTGCTCTAATGTAATTTTTTTTGCAATATCGGACATATACATATAAAAACGGTTTATATGCGAAAATTATACGAATTATTATTATTTTTGTTTAATTTATTATCAAAAATTAACATAAAAACATTCGCCTAAGAATACATAAACAAATATATAAATGGCGTCAAAATCGACCAAAACATCGGTTCATAGTATTGATGAAAAACATACGGCAATTATGAATGAGATAAATCATAATCAGGAAGTCGTTATACCACAACTCATGGAAGAAAAAAACCAACTGAAAGAATACATTCGTTCATTGAATAAACAACAAATTGATGAATACATGGAAACTCGTGATAAGATATATGCTCTACAAGATGATATTAAACAGAAGAAACAGACCAAAAAAAACTATTATTTGAACAATTCAAAATATATATTCGACTATTTTGAACAGAAGAAACTAATTTCGACGAGTGAAACATCCAGTCAACATTCCAAAGTGATCAATTCTTTTTTTAAAATCAAATCAAACAGTCAAGACGCAGCTAACTTACAGAGTGCAAAATATGTTAAGTCAAAGAAATATTATCAAAATTATTGGAAAAACGTGAGCAACGATAATTATAATATGCAAGATTGCATTGTCGCATCTGATGTGTGTCTGGTATGCAATAAAGGTGAAATGATACCACAAGACGAAGAAGGAATATTAATTTGCAATAATCCTGAATGCGCCAAATTCATTACGTACATTATCGACAGTTCAAAACCGAATAACAAAGACCCACCGAATGAAGTATCATACACTGCGTATATACGTCTCAATCATTTCAAAGAAATCTTATCTCAGTTTCAAGCAAAGGAATCTACTCAAATTCCGGACGAAGTAATCAATGCAATCAAGGCGCGTATTAAAAAAGAACGAATTGAAGACGTCTCCTCGCTCAATTATAACAAAATGCGCGATATATTGCGAAAACTGGGTTTGAATAAGTATTTTGAACACATACAATACATCAATTCGTTGTTCGGTATCAAACCGCCCGTCATGAACGAAGAATTACACGAGACCTTATGTGTGTTATTCATTGAAATCCAGAAACCTTGGGCTGTCCATTGTCCTGCGAACAGAACTAATTTCTTTAATTATACCTACACGCTGTATCAACTGTGCAATTTGTTAGACCAGACACAATATTTGCCGTATATACCTATGATGAAAGACCGAGAAAAACAATTAGAACAAGATATGATTTGGAAAAAAGTATGTGAAGATTTAGATTGGGTCTTCTGTCCCACTGTGTAAAATAGATATGTAAAATGTATTTAGAATAATGAACACATTTTACAGTAGAATAGTATGATTGCCTGTGAAAAATCAGATTTCGAACCGGTTGTGTACAACAATACGAACGTGTATCGCAATGAAATGAGACGCGTGTTTTCGATGAATGCAGTGAATTACCCCGCAATAAACGAAGACATTGATCAAGAAAGCAAAGATGAATTAGAGTATGACGAAGAAAATGTATCTCGCGCACTAGATCGTTTGTATTCCAAAACGAAAGACCATCCATTGTTTACAGAATTATACGAAAAGGCAGCTGCTTGTATGTTCTCGGTTGAACCTGAAATTGGGTTAACTATTTTGTGCAGTTATGATTATTTAGATACGTTTATTCCTTGTTATCAAGAATATATGCTTACCGGTGAATTGAATACAACAAGCATAAATTATGTAGATCTATCTAACAAACTATATCATTAATAGTTTGCTTACGCTTCGGTATTGGAATTTGCATCAGCCATACGCGCCTCGGCGGAATCAGCCTTCTTCTTGGCCTCAGCCATACGCGCCTCAGCGGCATCAGCCTGCTTCTTGGCCTCTTCATCAGCCTGCTTCTTGGCCTCTTCATCAGCCTTCTTCTTGGCCTCTACATCAGCCTTCTTCTTGGCCTCTACATCAGCCTTCTTCTTGGCATCTTCATCAGCCTGCTTCTTGGCCTCTTCATCAGCCTTCTTCTTGGCCTCTTCATCAGCCTTCTTCTTGGCCTCTTCCTCAGCCTTCTTCTTGGCCTCTTCCTCAGCCTTCTTCTTGGCCTCCTCATCGGCCTTCTTCTTGGCCTCTTCCTCAGCCTTCTTCTTGGCCTCTTCCTCAGCCTTCTTCTTGGCCTCTTCCTCAGCCTTCTTCTTGGCCTCGGCGGCATCAGCCTTCTTCTTGGCCTCCTCGTCCGCCGCCCGTTGAGCAGCAAGTGCTTGTGCCTTGAGATTTTGTCTGGGACGCATTAAAAAATTCATGATTATACATAATTAATACATAATAATTCGTTTCTAAATAAAAATATTGATTTAGTGTTTACATAAAATGACTTTTTATGTAAATAATATATATACACTATATACATAATGGCATCAACAAGAAATAAAAATTCGATAGGTGATTATCAACGTGAAATTAGCAGTTACACGAGCGCATCCACATACATGACTTATGATAACGCAGGAAAAGCAACGACGAACTATTTAGCAGGAGATGGCTTACTTATGGGAAGAATGGCTCCTGAAAATCTAGCAAGCAATGCTTGTGATATAGAATCACAATTATTTGGTATTGGGTCGACAAATTTAGTCACTCCTCAAAAGCAAATTCAACCAAAAATACACAATATCAAATCATTAAACGTGAGTGACCGTATTTCCATGATTATACCAGCACCCCTTGTTGTGGAGAAAGACCAGCGTCCGTATCCTATGAAATAATTCGTCTTTTCATTGAAATATTGTGCATATGTTTAGGATATTTTCTAAAGGTAGAATGTTTATGGTGAAATGCTTTCTTTTTTTTTGATAATTCTTCTAAAGTAATGTACAGAGAAGCATTATCCGGAGTTTCTTCGCGGGTCTGTAGTTTTTCCTCTTCATAATGGATTGGTTCATTTATGTTTTGAACAAGTTCTTCGGTTTCTTCTTGCAATTGTTCAATGTGCGATGGTAGGTCAAATTGATTTTGCGCTTGTAGATATTCTTCTATTTTATCAGATAGAGCCGTTTGTAAATTACAATTGGTTCGTTCAGGTAAGACATCACACGGGGTGAATGATATATGTAAATAATCTTGTAGAGGTTCTATCATATTATCAATAATTTGGATAGGCAGTTGTATATGCGCCATAATAAGTTTATTTTCATTCATGCTGGTTTATTTCATAAAAAGTATTTAATTGTTTTTATGAAAAAGTATTATTTTAGATTTGTTGTCGCCTATCATCACGCCTATCATCACGCCTATCACCTCGCTGTACATCGTTCATATTAGCAAGTTGGACATTAAAATCATCACTATTTTCTTCATATTCGCGAAGGAGCACCTTTGAATTATTAGGATTTTGCTTATCTATCACCACAACTGACCTATATGGGTCAGCACTTACATCCAGTCCATATTTATCCTTAAATTCTTTCTCAACTGCTAATATATCGTCCAGTTCGATCTCAGTATGGAATACATTGTCTTTGAAGTTGTGGTATAAATGCGCCACTTGCTTGAATGGCTGTTCGCCAATTTCCATATCCATTGTAAATTTACCAAGGTATTTGTAATTTTCTCTTTGCGATTCTGGTAATTCTTCTGGTGGTCTGTGAATGGTGAAATCTTCATTGTAAGGTTCAAACGCGTCTTGGTAGATATTATTTAAATATGCAGATAACCCCGATAATGCGTTCGATGCCGATCCGGTGATATTTACGTCGCACATATTCGGCATAGAAGGTAACATACCCTTCGCATTACTGAACATTTGTTGTAAATTTTCTCCCATTTTTTCCATAGTCATTTTTTGAGGCGTTTCGTCGTATAATTTGCGCTTTTCTTCTAATAACAACAGGGTAGGAAGGAGTTGTTGTATCATCTCGTATTGTTGTGTTGTTGTATCATCTCGTAATGTTGTATCATCTCGTATTGTTGTATCATCTCGTATTGTTGTATCATCTCGTATTGTTGTATCATCTCGTATTGTTGCATCTTGCGATAAAATCTGTTGTCTAAGTGACGGAAGAACCTGAAGAAGACTGGTGATATTTGGTTGTTCGCGAGACATAGTATTCGTTGGTCGAGACGCCTCTGGTTTGGTTGTTTCACGTAATCTTGCATTTTCATCGAGTTCTGCTTCTTCTGCTGCTACTTTCGCTGCTGCTGCTTCTGCGAGTACTTTCGCTGCTGCTGCTTCTGCGAGTACTTTCGCTGCTGCTTCTGCTGCTACTTTCGCTTCTGCTTCTTCTTGTGCTGCTTTGGCTGCTTTGGATTCTTCTTCTGCTTCTTCTTGTGCTGCTTTGGCTGCTTTGGCTGCTTCTTCTGCTTCTTTTTTTTCTTTTGCTGCTTGTTTTGCTGCTTCTTCTAATATTTTCGCTTCTTCTGCTGCTTCAATGTTTTGTTGTTCTGCTGCTTCAATGTTTTGTTGTTCTGCTTCTTCTGCTGCAATTCTTTGTGCTTTCGCATCTGCTGCTACTTTCGCATCTGCTGCTACTTTCGCATCTGCTGCTACTTTCGCATCTGCTTCTTCTTTTTCTTTTGCTGCTACTTTCGCATCTGCTTCTTCTTTTTCTTTTGCTGCTACTTTCGCATCTGCTGCTACTTTCGCATCTGCTTGTTTTGCTGCTTCTTCTTTTTCTTTTGCTTTTGCAGCCATTCTTTGTTCTTCTTCTGCTTCTGGTGCAGCAAGAGGAAAGACACTAGAACGCGAATCAGAAGGCAGATGAGAAGACCTTTGTTCTGCTTCTGCTGCCGGTGTTATTGCTGGTGGTGGTGATGCTACTTTCGCTGCTGCTGCTGCAATATATTCGTTAATTGGTTTGAATAGGTCTTTTTCTATTTTTTCCGCTAAACCCATTCTATGTGTGTCATTCATTGCTTATTAACTGGTATAACATATACAAACAAATTACTTTATGTAGGTAATTTGTTTTCAAATAATTCCGATCTATGCATGTCGTTTCGTTTTCCTGCGTTTGGTTTTGCAACGATTTTTGCGAGTTTTCTTTCCGCCTTGTTGTTTTTCAAATACATAGTTCTTTATAAATCGTTCCAATAAGATTACATTCTCGTCAATAAATGTTGGTTGTATATCATCGTTTGCATTCTTATTACGAATATTGGTTTTTATTTCAGATAGGTTTGTAGTGCGACCCGCGTTATTTATATGTTGTATTAATGCTTGTAATTTACCGGTTATTTGTTCAAAGTCTTTTGAAAATAATTTTTTTTCATTATATTGATTGGTTTTTAATCTCGCACCGATGTCCTTGAAATTTGTTATTATATTTTTCGCTTCCTGCGTATTTTCATCTGCGGTTTTGCATTTTAATTTATCTACTGGACATTTGCCTTTCACTAACTCACCAATATGACATCCTTCTATGTAATTGAAACTGTCTTTGTTTTTGAAATCATTTATAAATTCGGAAACGTCTCTTATAAATTCAGTCACTATATTTTCATCTAGTTGGTTAGTTATCAGCACCCCTAGATAGTACTTTATTTTTTCAATCGCTTCTTCAGTATGAATACGTTTCGTATTATAACTTCCTTCACCTAACCCCAAGAAACCTTCACTTGAAGGTGCTTCATATTTACCAAATGTGCGTGGATATAAACGACATAATACATGATCAAAAATATTTTGTAAATTGGTATTGTTATCTTCGCCAATTGTCTTGATTATGTTATCTGTAATAAATTCGGTTTTCCATAACTCGTTTATGTCTGTTTTTAACTCATGAATGTTATCTGCAATATTCAAGTTTCGGGTTTTATTTTCATCTACAGTGCGTTTTAAAGCAGCAAGATTTGCTAGTAATTCAGTTATTTCTTTGTCGTCTTCATTCTTCTGTTTCTGTGTATCTCCAAATTCATCTTCTGCTTCGTCTCCAAATTCATCTTCTGCTTCGTCTCCAAATTCATCTTCTGATTTTTGTTGTTCCTTTCTTGAAATATTACCACGAGCCACTGCTTGTATTTTAGTTACTGCTTCTTCTGCTTTTCGTGCTTCTGCTTTTCGTGCTTCTTCTTTTCGTGCATCTTCTTTTCGTGCATCTTCTTTTCGTGCATCTTCTTTTCGTGCATCTTCTTTTCGTGCTT